CACTAGAAAATCCTGCACTTGTTAAATATGTTTTTAATGTTGTTAAAGCTACTTGCTTCATTGTTCCTGCATCGTTTGTTACTAATCTATCTGCGTCTACTAAAGTTACAGATGAAGCACTTGTGTCACCATCCATAATATTTAATTCCGTAGTTGTTGAAGTTACACCATCAAGTATGTTTAGTTCTGCAGTAGTAGATGTTACTCCATCTAAAATGTTTAACTCTGCGGCTGTAGATGTAACACCATCAAGAATATTTAATTCTGCTGTTGTTGAAGTTACGCCATCTAATATATTAAGTTCTGCCGCAGTAGATGTTACCCCATCTAGAATATTTAATTCTGATGCAGTGCTTGTAACGCCATCTAAAATATTTAATTCAGCAGTTGTTGCGGTTACTCCATCTAATAAATTTACTTCTGTAGCTGTTGCAGTAATTGCTACATCTTCGTTAAGTTTTGGAGATGTTAAAGTTTTATTTGTTAATGTTGCAGTTGAGGCTGTTGAAACTAAGTCAACATCTCCTCCTGTGCTTGGAAGTGTTAAAGTGTTTGAAGCACTTTCTGAATGTGGTGCCGCTTGAAGTGCTTGTGCATGAGCATTTCCAGACTCACAATAAAAATTAATTTTAGACCTTGAGCCAGAGTTTTTTAAATCAATAGTACCACTTTGAATATCTACATTACCATCTAGTCTTACAACACCACTTCCATTTGGAGTTATTGTAATATTACCATTTGATGTAGAAACTATGTCTTGACCATTAACATCTAAATCACCGCCTAGTTGCGGAGTTGTATCTTCTACTATATTAGATAAAGCACTAGATGTTGCAAGTCCAGAAACTATTGCACTTCTTGCAATTTTTTTAAGTCCACCACCAGAAGTATCTATTGCTAAAAATACATCATCATTAGCTACTGTAGATATTTCAGATAAAGAACTTACAGCTATAGAGTTAAAATTTGTACCATCTGCTACAAGTAAATTACCTGCAGTGTTAGTACCCATAGTAATATCATCACCAGATACTGTTAAGTCACCAGATATAGTTAAATTTCTAAGTCCAGTTAAATCTTTATTAGAATCTACAATAACTGCTTTTGAAGCAGATACTGTTCCTGCTGTAATACCATCTACTAAGTTTAACTCGGCCGCAGTGCTTGTTACACCATCTAATATATTAAGTTCTGCTACAGTAGAAGTTATACCATCTAGTGCGTTGATTTCTGTCGCAGTAGCTGTTACGCCATCAAGTATGTTTAGTTCTGCGGCTGTAGATGTAACAGTTGTTCCATTTATAGAAAGTGCATCTGTTTCTAATGTACCATCAATATCTGCATCACCAGATAATGTTATATTAGTAGCACCTGTAATAGCACCATTAAGTGCAACAGCACCATTTATGTCTATTGTAGTAGCCGCTATTTGTATTTCTGTATCAGCTACTAAATCTAATTGTCCATCAGTAGATGAATTAATATATATTGCTGTATCTCTAAATTGTAATTTTTCTGTGCTTGCTACAAGTATATCATCTGAAAACTCAAAGTAGTCTTCATCTTCCATCCATTTTAAAACACCATCAGATGTTTCGCCATCAAATGTAACTGTTATATCTGTGCTTGCAGTTGCATCACCTATAGTAATAGATGTGCCCAATAGTTTAGTAATAGGGCCACCCTCTGCACTTGTACCATCATGCGTGTGACCAGTGCTTGCCGCAAATGCCGCTAGTAATTGGTCAAACTCATTATTAAAATGAGAAGCCTCAATGACTGAGCCATCTGCAATAGTGCTACTACTTTGTCTTGTATAGGTCGCTCCCATTATCTTCTTCCTCCATTAACGTATTCTAATTCAAACCCTCTTAGGGATAATGCTTGTTTTGAACTTTGGTCTTCTAATTTAAATGCCACAACAAACCCAGAACCTTCCACAGATATTCTTTCTAATGGAAATCCAGATGAGCCGTAAGCTGATGTTCCATATGTTCCACTTCCATAAAAGGCCGCAACAGTTGCTGATGAAAATGAATAAGCATCTGGTTGTGGTGTATTTGTATCATCAAAATTATATCTCAATCTAAATGTTTGATTTGTTGTATCTATAGCTTCACCAACTTTATAGTTGACTAAAGCTCTTTGCATACTCTTTCTTATACCTGGGTCTCCTAATGACATATCGGGAGAACGGTAAAATCCTACTATAGTGTCTGTACCAGACTCTCTTGTAAAAACTCCTCCAGACTCTTGTTTATATACATAGCCATCAAATCCACCATGTACTATTGTTTCTGTATCTCCTATAAAGAATGAATCAGTAGCAGATGGTTTTATTCCTTTTATATCTGCGTATTCAAATCCTAATGTTCCTGTTTCTGGATTTGCTTTTAATACAGCTATTATACCTTTAGCTAGTATTTCTGCCTGTGCAGTTTCTGGGAAAAATAATCTGTATTGTGATTTACTTCTTATAATTGTTGAAGTAATATTATCTGTGCCAATATCTGCAATTCTATCTTGTATTTGTTTAGATACTGTACCTAATTCTACGTCACCAATTCTTTCTGTACCTGCAATAGTACGAAGACCATCTGGTGCTAAATAAATTAAGTCACCACCAAGCTCCTGTATACTTTTGCCATCTACACAGCCAATCTTACGAGTAACTGGTGTTACGACAAAATCAGAACTTGATGAGCCAGTTATTTTAAATATTCTATCTTCACCAAATATAAAAAGTTCTTCACGGAAAACTTTAAGTCCAACAATCGTTGTATCAACTTTTATTGTTCCTGCCCCAGTATTAAAATCATCTTCTGCAAATGGGCCAGAAAATATTACGCTAGATATAGCGTTTGACATGCCCGCATAGAACATGTGATTTTTAAATGATGCTACAAACTTTGGATTTGTTGGAGCAGTTCCACCATCAGTTGCATTTATTATATCAACGTTGAACGATGTGTCAATAGAAAAAGCCGCATCTCCGCCAGTTGCTATCATTATTTTTTCTGTGCCATTATAGTTATAACGTTCAAAATCATATCTAAATGATGTGCTTTTACCTGTAACTACAGAAGTCCATGAGCCACTTGTTCCTGCACGAGATATTGTGCCACCTCTAGCCGCTAATACTATATCATTAAATATAGCAACCATATCTACAATCTCACTAGATGAAGATACTTGTGGTACAATGTTAGAATTATAATGTGTTGTGCCTAACATTTTTTTGTAACCGCCTGCAATGTCTGGTTCAAAATTAGTTAGTTGTAAAGCCTCTCCAGGTCTCATTGAAAATACATCTTTATTTAAAACTAGACCTCCAAAACAACTAACAACTGTAGGTGTTATCTGTGAAGTATTTGGCACTACATAACTCCTTTACCAAAGTAACGTAGATTAACTCTATCATCACGCATGTATTCTTGTTTAGTAACTAAATCTGTTCTAAGTCTATCTAATCCTTCTTCATATTCTTTTTTAGCTATCATTGCATGTTCTGGGTCAGAACGTAAATTATATGTATAGTAACTTGCTCTAGATACTATTAAATCAGCATATCTATTTTCTAAATCTGGCTCATCTGTAGAAGCTGATAATTCTGTATGCTCTTTATAATATTCATAATTTATTTCGTAATCACTTCTATCTGGAACAGGAGATAAACCTAATTTACCACTTTGTGTTTTATAAATAAATCGTGGCTCTCCTTGTACAGAACTTAAATTTAATTTATCTCTTTCTGCATATTGTCTTATGTAATCATCATAAGAAATATATTTTAATCTTTGTACACCTATGTTTCTAGACACTCTTACATAATCTACATCAAGATTAGTTGTAGTAACTGTATTATTTAATGTTATAAAAGTTGTTTGTGCTGTTGCTGTAAATGTTGTATCTATTACAGCACCCTCTCCAAAATCTGTAACTGTTAACGTTTCATTTAAATTTTGAGTTCCTTCAGCCGCAGTTCCTACTTGTATTTTAAGAGAAGCACCTACACTGTTAGAATCAAATACTCTAAGTTGCAGTCTGTATTCTTGATTTACAACTGTTGATATAGATTGATGTGCCGCAAAATCATTTAATCTTAATCTACCATTACCACCACTATTATATGCCGCACTGCCGCTTCCTGCTATTGTAGTCCAACTACTAATGTCAGAAGTAAATTCCCCATTAGTCATTAATTCTTTTGGCTTTAAATAAAATGTATCCCAATCTATTTTACGCCATTCAGCATCACCTGTTTGTGGTGAGTTAGCTGTAGGCAAGTCGTACTCTCTTTGACCTGCATTTGTAACCTGTATTGTTTGTTTGTGTAAACTTGGTAACTCTTCTAGTTCATTATAAATATCGTGTAACGCTCTATTAGTAAAGTTTTTTACAGAAGTTTGTATTCCTCTACTACTACTAAAATTAGAAGAAGTTAATTCTACTTCATTTAGTGCATTTAAAACTCTATTACATAATACTAAATATGTTGCCATTATATTCCTAATTCTAAATTGTTAAATCCATCTATTTGATATGCATCAATTTCAAAACATATAGAATCAAAATGAGCATCATAGTCTCCTTGACTATCAGCATATGTTTTAAATTGTTCTACATATAACTGAGTAGATGATAAACATGTATCCATATCTGGATATATGTACCCTTGATACCTTACTGATGGCCAGTTTGGCATCGAGGTTATTATTATTGCCATTGCTATTTTTATCATGATAAAAAGGGGGCACTAAGGCCCCCGTTATAATTATGAGCTGTTTGATGCAGTTTCATCTGAACCGCTAATATCACACATTAATGCCCATACTCTGATTTTACCAGAAGTATCTTGTGCACCAAGAACTTTTACATCTAGAGTATCAGCAGAACCATATACATGTCCTACATTAGATGCGTTAATTACTTGAGCACCATGACCAGTAGATGTGGAATCTAATCCATCAATATATCTATCTACATCGCCACCATCCCCTAAATCTAGTGTAACACCAGACGCAGAAGCTGTTAGTACTTCTATACCTGCATTAATAATTAATGTTTCAGCAGGTATGTTTAACATTTGTACTACATCGTTAGCCGCAGGGTCAAACAGTGAAAAATCAACTGTATTTTCTACCCAATAAGGCTTCCTTCTAGTAGAAGGATGTCCTGCAGTACTACCAATAACTTTACTTACTGTTGCCATTCGTGTATCCTCCTATTAATCTATTAGTATATGTCTTGCAAAAAGTGCTTCCGTACGAAGTACTTTTCTACCAAATATATGCAAACCTCTTACGATATCTGCAAATGAATCTGGGTCTCTAACTACTTCAGTTTTTGCAATTTGGTTTGCAGTACATGTTGAAGACATATGTCCAAACATTACTTTAAAATAGTTAGAAGTTGATGATGCCGCAAAGTTATTGGTCATGTATAGTCTGAAACCATTAACTTGACCATCTAAAACGTTTCCGTTTCTTAATGGTGATGAAGCATCGCCAGTAACAGAAGCATCCATTATTTTTGCGTTAGCTTGTCCAAGCTGTTCGTAAAACTCTGGAGTTCCTAAGAACCATCTGTTATCTGTTGGAATGTCTGCCGCATGCAATCTTCTAGCAGAGTTTGCTAGAATGTTTGTTGGGTCTTCTTCCGAAGTACCAAAACCTACGTCAGTTCCAGAGCCATCAGAACCAATAGTAGTTCCTGCTCCGCCAAACATTGCCGCAATGACATTCTCGTCATATTTATCTTTTAGAGCATATGCTCCAGAAGAAGTAGCCAAAGACTCAAAGTTAATATGAGATTGTCTTTCTTCAATATCGTCAACTTTAAATGCAAATGCATTTGCCTGGTCTACAATAAGTTGAATTTGGTCATCTGCCAAATTCTGGATGTTAATTGTACTTCCTCTTGTATAAGAACTTACTGAAATTACAGGCTCTTTAATAATGTTAACTGTATCTCCGAAATTTTCAATCTCTCCCGCATAGTCAGTATTAGTAATATCTTCTACTACTGATGCAGTTCTAAAGAACTTTTGGACTTTTTGGCTATAAATGATAGGTAAAAAATTACCCGATGGTAGGTTATCATAACCTGCCGCTTTTGATATTGCCATGTTGTCCTCCTATAGACAGTTAAAGATTAACCATTAACAATCCTACCCTCTTGTCTAGCTAAGTCGATATCTTTTTCATACTTTGCAAATTGTTGAGGTTTTAGTTTAGCTATTTCACTAACCTTCCACATCTTTTTATTTGAAGTATCAACTTCACGTTTATTAGTAGATGTAACAGATTTAGATGCCTCTAACGATTTAGCAGTTTTCTTTTTACCATATCCTGTATCCATTTTGTATAAGTCTATAGCTCTTGCTGCTAATTTTGCATTGGTAGTATTTTCATATAACCAACCTTGAATAGTAGAGTCTTGTTTCGATACCCATTCATGAAATTTATCGTCTTCTCTTATTTCACTAAAGTCTGGATGTAGCTTTGATAGTTCTACTTCTGCTTTATCTTTTTGAACGGCCATTTGTTGGCTCTCTAATTCTTTAAGATTGCTTTCAACTTTCTTAGCTTTTTCATCTGCTTTAGTGTAAGCGATAGTTTCGATAATATCATAAACATCTGGATACTTTTGTCTCCATGCATCTACTTCTTCTTTTGTTTTTGGCAAGTTAATCTTGTCAGCATTTTCTTGTAACTGAAGTCTTAACTTTTCAATATCGTCTTTATGCTTATTGACTGTAGAATCGTAATGTCGTTTAAGGTCGTCATAACGTTTCTTAAACACTTTCTCTTCAGCGTTAACAGGGCGTTCTTCCTTTGGAGTGGCTTCTTCTTCTGAAGAAGTGTCCTCTGAAACGGTAGCTGTATCCTCTGTTTCTCCCTTATTACTTTTACGTTTATAAGGTGCAGGCTCGAGAAAAGCCTCTGGTTGAGATTCTTGAGTTTCTTCTTGAATCTCTTCTTGTTTATTTTCTTCCATTTTATCCTCCTTAATTGGTGCTGTTGGAAAACAGGTGGCCTAGAGTCGCTTTGGGGCTATGACTATGCAGTCAT